ATCGCTACGGCTCGGCAGTGGGCAGAAGATTACTGCGACCGCACGTTTGTGTTGACCCGCTGGGCCATGCGGACGGATTCGTTCTACGGGCAGGTGGGCAGCCCGGCGCAGTTTGGCCTGCGGTCTGATGGCAACAACATTGAAGGCCGGCAGGGCACCGTGCCCAACATGGACGTGGAATTGCCGCGCCCGCCAATGTCGCAGGTGACGGGCTACACAGCCGTGGACGTGACGTATACGCCAACCGTGAGCGGCACAACGGCCACGCTTTCCAGCACCGAGTTTCGGGTGGACTACAACCAGACACCGGGGGCGGTTCGTCCGCTGTACGGCAAGACGTGGCCCAGCCACCTCATGGATCAAAACAGCGTCACAATCAAATGGTGGGCGGGATACGGTGCAGACGGCAAATCAGCGCCCCCGCAAGTGAAGTCGGCCGTGCTGATGATCGTCTCGCACCTCTGGAGCAACAGGGATGCGGCACAAGAGGCGGCCTTGTCCGAAGTGCCGTTCGGCGTGAAGGCGTTGCTCGACACGGTTCGTTGGGGGAGCTACCGCTAATGGCACTCTCGCCGGGTGAAATGTGGACGCGCGTGACGATTCAAAGCGCCGCCAACTCGCAAAACGAGGTAGGCGAAACCACGCTTACGTGGTCCGACTTCGCCACGGTTTGGGCTTCGGTGGAATCGCTGTCGGCACGCGAAACCGAACGGTTCGCGGAAACGGTGGGGTTCATGACGCACCGGGTGAAGATCCGCTATCTCGACGGGCTTACCGGGGCCATGCGAATTGTCTACCGGGATCGCACGCTAGAAATCGGCCAGATCATTGAGCGCGATCGACTGTGGCATCAAGAAATCATCTGCACGGAAAAGAGGGCTGAAGGATGAGCCTGCCAGAAGCCCCCGAGGCGTTTATCTACCAGCGTCTGACCAGCCGCACGGCGGTGTCATCCATTGTGTCGGGGCGGGTGTTTCCCTTGATCGCCCCCAGTGGCACGCCCCTGCCCTTGATCGTGTACCAGCGCACGAACGTGCAGCGCGAGCAGTCGCTGACCGGGCCGATTGGCCGGCCCGTCGTGACGTTGCAGCTGACGAGCTACGGCACGTCGTACTCGAGCGTCAAGGCGTTGGCCCGAGAGGTACGCTTGGCGGTGGACGGGTGGACGGGCACCACGGCCGGCGTGACGATCCAACGCACGACGATTCAGAGCGAGGCCGATGGCGTTGACATGCCCGCCGATGATCAAATGCTGCCCTATTACAACGTGCAGCAAAACTTCGATTTTCGGATTGAAGAGGCAACGTAATGGCCCGCGAAGTCACGTTTAAGATCAACACTACGCAGAAAGATGCCCGCTGGCTCAAAGAGAAGGCGCTGGCTGACGCCTTTCAGATTGAGCCATCCGAAGTGGTGGAGGCCGTAGAGCACGCATTGCAGCCGGCCCTGTGGGCTCTTCGCAAAAACGTCTTGGCGGCCAAGGTTCGCACCGGCAGGCTGCGTTCATCGCCTGGCACTGTCGTGCGGAAATATGGTGGCAAGCGCCGGCTCACTGTTGTGGGGCTTGTTGGCTACAAGTCAGGCGTGGCCCCGCACAGCCCATACTTGGAACTTGGCACGCCACCTCGCGCCGGCCGTGGGAAAGTCGTTGCTCGCCGGTATGCGTGGCTGGCCTATTTCCACAACAAGCAGGCCATGAAACAGACGCTGCAGGCCAACCTTGAAGCCGTCATGCAGAACGCCATAGACGGCGTTGAGTAACTGCAAGGGTTGCCGCCAAACGGCCTAAAAAAGACGTAGGGCATACCGCCCGCCGACCACAGGAGCATCGCCATGGCCGTTTCCGATTCGCAGGGCAATAACTTCGTATTTTCTGGCTCGACCTACACCGTCACCAGCGTAACCGTAACGCCTGGCGGAGATTTGATTGACATTACGCACCTCGGCATTGCGAGCAACCAGAATCGCGTTTACCAAGTGCCGGCACTCAGGGACGACGAAATCAACTGCGAGGCTTATGGCAATACTGTCCTTACAATCGGTGCGAACGGCCCCCTAAGCTTTGCCAACACTGTCTATACAGCCACGGTTGCAAGTTGCAGCGTTTCTTATAGCGTCGGCGAACTCGTCAAGATTTCGGCGACTTTCAAGGTGAAGTCGTCGTAGCGACGGGAGGCCGTCGTGGCGAATGTATCGCAAGGCATTGCGGTCACGTGGGGCGGCGTCACGCTTGGCGAGGTTGTCAGCGTCAGCGTTGACGGCATCACGGCCGAAACCGTTGACGTGACGCCCCGCAGCCAAGCGGCACGGTACAAGAAGTACAGCCGCGCCGATGGCGATTACGGCAGCGTGTCGCTCACGCTTCGTGGCACTGCTGGCATGTCCCCTACGAACGTCGGCTTGACGGGCTCGCTATCAATCAGCGGGCCGGGCGTGTCGTTCTCGTTCGGCGGTGCGGTGTTTGAAAAGCTTGGATGGTCTGGCAGCGTTGGCGAGCTTCAGACGTTCAGCGTGACTTTCAAGATTGGAGCATAAGCATGGGGATCCTGACGAAAGACCAAATCCTGTCGGCCAACGATTCGGCGCTGCTGAAGGTGCCGGTGCCCGAGTGGGGCGGCGACGTGTACATCAAGGTGATGACGTGCGGCGAGCGAGATGCCTACGAAAACGAATGGGTTCGCAAGAAAGAAACAGGCGTTGATGATTTTCGCGCCAAGTTTTTGGCCAAGTGCCTGGTGGATGAGAACGGCCAGCGGCTTTTCGGAAATGGCGACATCGACAAGTTGGCCGCCAAGAGTTCCAAGATCATCAACCGGCTGTGGCTGGCGGCCATGGAGCACAACAACCTTTCCGACGATGCGATTGAGGAAACAGCAAAAAACTGAAAAACCGGCCAATCCGAATTTCGATGTTGCGGCTGGCCCTGGCGATGGGCATCCGCATCACGGAGGTGGAAGGATGGCCGGTGAACGAGTTGCGGGAGTGGATGGCGTTTGATCGGTATTTGGAGCCGTACGGGCGTGAGTGGAAGCAGGCCGGCGTGATTGCGGCGGCTGCGATCGCGCCGCACGTCGGCAAATTAAGACAGCCAAGGCCGGAAGACTTCATGCCGATCTGGCAAACGCCACAGACGGCCGAAGAGATTGCGGCAGAGCTTAGCAAATTGCGACGGTGACGTATGGCAAAATTGGATTTGGCATTTCAGCTGAGCGCCAACGCCGATGGCGTGGCCGCTGGCGTTGCCCAAGCCGACCGCGAGTTGTCTAAGGTTGGGGCCAGCGCCAAGGCCACGGCCGCCGAGTTTCGCCAAGCGGCCAAAATCACGTCCGAACTGCGGACGCCTTCCGAGAGGTACGCCGAGACGATTCAGAAGCTTGACGCCTTCATGGCGAAAGGCTTGCTGACGCAAGATGTTTATGGCCGCGCCGTTGCCAAAGCTGAAATGGAATTGAACGGGGCCGAGAAGGCAACCGGCAAATTTCGGCAAGCCCTTGAGGCCGCAGGCCGAGCCGCCACGGGAACGGCAAACGTCATCCGCAGCGTGGGTGACGCTGCCAAAAGCGTGGCTGACGCCGGAGTGTCTGTCATCAAGTTCGGCAAAGACGTTGCATGGACGTACTTGCAATGGAAACTGTTTAACGCGGTCAGGAATCCGGCAGGGTTCAAAGATTTCGCCGTGGGCGCCCTCAAAGGGGCACTGGCGGCACGCACGTTCATCCTGGCCGCCAAGGCGCTGGGCATCGGCTTGGCCATTGGTGGCGGTGCTGCTGGAACTGCTGCCGCTGCTGTTCTTGGGTTGACCAACCCGCTGATCGGCGGCGCGCTGTTCACGCTCAATTTGGCAAAAGCATTCATCAACGCCAAAGACCGTGCCTTTGAAATGGCCACGGCGATAACCGAAGGAAAGGTTTCGCTCGAGCAGTTGAATGCACAACTGGGCAAGATCCAAGCCCAGCAAGTGGACAACTTGGCGTTTGCCATGGAAGAGGCGACGGCCGCAGGAGAGCGATCCGAAAAGGCGTTTGCCGGTTTGGCTGATGTGTTTGTGACGCCGTTCATCGGTGCCTTCGCCGCCATTCAGTCCGGCACCGCTGGCTTCACGGACGGCATCAGCGGCGTCGTGGAAGGCATCACGTCGATCCTTTCGCCAATCGCACAAGTCATCGCCCCGGTGTTCACGCTCATCGGCACGATGGTTGAGGGCGTGCTGAAGTTTATTGGCGTCATTGGCGAAGCCCTCGGCCTGGTGCTGAAGATCGGCGGCGCAGTTGTGCATACGTTCTTGTCGCCGTTTATCGTTGGCTTGACGAACGTGGTGGAAGCCATCCGCAGCGGCATGAATGCGGCGTTTGATTTCATCGGGGAGCGGATTGATTGGGCCAGCCAGAAGATCAAAGACTTTTATGCGTACATGTCCAAGGTGCCGATCATCGGCAGGGCGTTCGCCGGTGGAGAAGCGCCTGCCAATGCAATGCAGCCAGCAGCTGCCAACGGCGCGGCGTCGCCAGAACAACAGCTAGAGTTTGAGTTGAAAATTTTTGCCGCGCGGCGGGAAAACGAAGAGGCTATAGCGAAGGCCGAAAAGGAAATTGCCGATCGGCGTTTGAACGATGAGTTGCGGATTTACAGCGCGCGCAAAGCAAACGAAGACGCAATTGCGGAAGCAAACAAAAAAACCGCCAATGATCAGTTTGAGTTGAATTTGCAAATGTATAAATCTCAGCGCGCGAATGAACAAGCTTTGCGCGATGCCGAAACAAAACGCCAAAAAGATCAAGAGCAGCTAAACCAGAAGATTGCCGAAAAACAGGAAGAGATTGACAAAGTAGAGATGGACAGGGCCAAGGCTCTCAACGCGCCGTCTAGCGAGGCGCTAAAGGCCAACGACATTCGTTCAAACGAAGGCATGTCGCAGTTCCTAGCCCTGGCCACTGGACGGGAAGATCCCGCCATAGCCGAATACCGCAAGCAAAACGAAAAGCTTCAGCAGATCGCGGCCGAGCTGCGTGCCTTGCAGCAGCAACCCGTTGACATGCTGGGGGCAGCCGCATGACCGTCATCGCCGTCACGGAACTTGGCGAATATTCGGGCTCGCGCAAGTTTGGCGAGCCGCCCGTGTATCAACGCCAATGGGTGGTCGAGGTCAGCGACCCCACCACCTCGAGCACCGACATCAGCAACGCCCCCGGCGTGGTGTTTCTGGATCCGCACCCAGACGCTGACTACTGCAAAGCGTTTAACGTCGGCGTGGCCAACTACAACGGCAGCCGCTGGCACTACCTCGTCACGTGGGACTACGAGGTACCCAAGCAGTCGCAGTCGCAATTGGATCCAAACCCGCTTCAGCGGGCCGACATTTGGAAGTTCAGCACCTCGGGCATGTCGGTCCCGGCGCTCTTCTACTACTACGGGTCTGGGAACGACGACCGCCGCACGTTGACGAACTCGGCGGGCGATTTTCTTGAAGGGGCAATGACCGACCTTTCGGTGCTCCAAGCGTCAATCAGCGGCAACCGTTCGTCGTTTGACTACAGCACTGCGGCGTTGGTCACGAATTGCGTGAACAATTCGTCGTATCT